GAAGTCGCTGACCGCGGCTTCTTTTTTTTTCGCCAGAATTACAAGGCCTATAATGAAACTGTTTGTTTCGAGAAAGGAGAAACAAAAATGGAACTGCTGATGAACTTTACAGTCAGGATTGTAGGCCTTGTGTTCGTGATCAAGCTCGCGTTCTCATTGCTCAATGGAGTAACTGGAAAATTGGGTGATGTGGCGCAGCTGATCGGCGAGGACATGGGTGACAAACTCTGTCAAGTCGTCCTGAACCTTTGGGTATTCCTCTCGACGACGGTAACCAAGATGACGAGTGCGCTCGTCAAAAAGAAGGGCAAAACAGACGAACCTGCTGAAGAGGAGGATGTGTTCAATGTAGACGACATCCCCGATATTCTGGAGGATAAGGGCTGAACAAGCCCTTTCTTTTTCGCACGTTTTACAGGGCCAATAGTGAGGAGGTGCAATCTATGAAGATTGTCGTCTTGCAGAAGAAAGAGGAAGGAAAGAGCATTGTCCGACAGAAGCTGGAACTCGCCGGAACGTCTTTCTCCAATGGATTTCTCGACCAAATGGCAGACGAAAAGACGATTTGGACGTCTGTCGGCGTTGGACTGTGGCAGGGACTGAAGTACAAAGGTTCCCTGCGGACAGGCACGATTGCCGGCATCACGACCCAGCTCGTGCTGTGCTGCGCGAACGGTCTTGTCCAGATGGCGAAGACGCTGCGACATACGGATTTCTACGAAGAGGCTTGACCAGCCTCTTTCTTTTTTTGTCGACATGCGAAGGAGGAACGTGCAATGAAAATATACGTCGTAACCGAAGGAGAGTACAGAGACTACCACATCGAGGGTGTGTTCCTGACGAAGGAAGCCGCCGAGAAGTACATGAAGCTGCACTGCTATGGAAAATACGATTACCCGGAAGTAGAGGAATACGAAACTATGGATGAGCACTATCCGGATGAGGAGATTGTCGTGGAGTGTGAAGCTGAATTCATGCACGTGCTTGGCACATTGGTCGGCAACAGTGCATGGATTACGAACCGCGTTTTCAAAGCCTCAGAAGTGCCAGAAGAGTACACAACGGTTCGTGACTGGAATGGCGACACGGTTTTCCATTTCTTTGTGTCTGAGAACTACGACGGCCTGCATAACCCTAAACTGCTTGGGAAGATTGCATGCGACCGCTATGCCGCCTACAAGGCGCGGAAGGAGGGCATCGTATGAGCATTACACTGGATATTCGTCCGTACTGTCACGATTGCGACAAGTTTGAACCGGAAGTGTGGACGAATCAAGTGTTCGCAGGGTCTATAGCATGCACGACCGAAACCAAAGTGCGTTGTGTAAATCAGCACAAGTGTGACCAAATCGAGGATTATATTCGCGAACAGATTCGCAAAGAGGAGGACTGACGTATGCCAAGCATCACGCTCAGAGGCGGTGTGAAAGTTCAGCGGCCGATTCAGGATCCTGAGGCCGTCAAGCGGTTCGGCAATTTTCTCAGAAGTATCCGGCAGCACCGTGGCATGACCCAGAAGGACGTGGCCTACAAGCTCGGCATTAAGCAGCAAAGCAGCGTATGCGACTGGGAGTACGGACGCTCTGCGCCTTCCGTACCGGAGGTTCTCTACGGTCTGATCGATATTTTCACACTGGACGAAATGGAACTCTCGAAATTCTATGATTTGGGGGATGATGTCATGAAGAAGGCTCTGCGCAACGATGAACGTGTCCAGAAGATGCTCGAACTCCGCAAGGAAGGGCTGACCAACAAGCAGATCGCTAAGGAGATCGGCTGCGGTGTCTCGACCGTGTACGAGAACATTGGCAAGCGCTCCATGGATGTGCGCAAGGCCGCTGAGCAGAACAAGCCCTGCCCGGTGCCGGAGGAGAAGAAGCCTGAGCCGGTCAAGGTCGAGATCCCGGTTGTTGTCGAGACGAAGCCGATTGAAACTATCGACGCAAAGGATATTGACTGGCGTAAAGCTGCCGAGCAGAACAAGAAGGCGATCGATGAGCTTAATGCCAAAAAGTTCGACAATACAAAAGATGCGATTGAAGCCGTTAATCATCTGATCAATCCTGATATTCCCAGCGCGGTTGATGACACTCCCGTGTACGAGACGCCCAAGCGTAAGATCGGTACGTTGTCGATTCGCAAGGAGGTTCGCATCCTGGAACTGGATGGCGTCGCCTGCAACTATCGTGTCAACACAGGTACGGGCGATATCGAGCTGGTCTCCTTTGACGATCGTGCGAGCCTGGTGGAGGGCCTGCTGGATAAGAGCAATCTGGACGCCATGATCGGTGAACTCCAGATGATCCGGACGCTGCTGTGAGGAGGATATTGTTATGAGCAAGAGCAACTACGAACTTCAGCTGAATGGCCTTGGCTACAATGCAGATGGCACACCAATGAACAAGAACAATTACGAACTTCAGCGACTGTGCGATCATTTGGACGATCTTGGGTACAACCCTGATGGAACGCCTATGATCAAAACCACGACCGTACACAAGACGCCCACATACGACGATCTCGAGGAGCGTGTTGATACCTTCGAGCGTAAACTGATCGACGAATACGGCATTCCGATTGACGAGGCCGAAAAACTGATTACGAACGATCTGCTCGACATCATCGAGATGGCCATTGATGCAAAATTTGCGGATTTCCTCGGTGATCTACGCGATTTCTTTAATCCGTCTGTCGAAACACCTGGTATCGAGAAAGGAGAATTCTGATGAACTTTGTTGTCATATTTGACGACGGACGCACGCCGATGCGCTGCTTCCGCCTGACGAAGGATCGCTACTTGGCTAAGCTGATCGGCCTGGAGAAAGAGTATATTCTCGAGCAGGATGGTTTCCGCCAGGGCATCTACTACTGGAAGGCGACAAAGAAACCGAACTGATATTCGCAAGATTTACACCTCCTATAGTGAAACCATTCAGGTTTACACGAAAAGGAGGACACGTTTATGTTGACGAGGAATCAGGAAATCGGTGCGAACATTCAGGCACGCTGCACGGTGAAGGAAGCTTCACAGCGAGCGATAGAAGGCACTTGTCTCCGCTGTGCGATGCGGGACGTGCACAATATTCTCGACTGTGGCTCCTGCCCCGCATGGAAGCTGTACGAGATGAACCAGAACCGGTTGCCAAGTCTTGACAATAAGAAACCGACCGTAACCGTTCAGGTGACTGTTGAAGGTTGACAAAAGTAGAAGGAACTGCTAACGCAATGCAGTTCCTTTTATTTTTGGTAAAGAAGAAGGAGGAGACTGAGCCATGCTGTATACCTTTGAGACCTTGACCTGGAACTACACGAACGACGACGTATCCTTCGAGGTGAAGAGCCGCGAAATTGGATTGACCCTGCTGCAAGCGCTGGACAAATTGAGGGCGTGGGCCAATGAACATCTCGGATGCGCGCCTGACGACATCGACGACGGGCACACGATTATCGAGCTGGATGACGATATTCGTGACAACCAGCAGGACGCCGCCAGGATTCAGTACATGGAAGCGGACGATGATGGCACCTGATCGGCGCTGCTTGTGCTTGACAAGAGGAGGTAAACGATAATGAAACGCGACGAAATTCTGGACGAAGCCAAAAAGTGTGTCTGTGGGGACCGTGACAAACAGTACGGAACCCCTGAGAACTCTTTTTGCGTGATCGCAAACCTGTGGACGGAATACCTGACCCAGACCGACTTTATCAACGGCATGCTGCTGGACGCTTCGGACGTTGCGGCAATGATGATCCTGTTCAAGATTGCCCGCATCATGACCGGCCAGAGCAAAGACGACAACTGGATCGACATTGCGGGCTATGCGGCCTGCGGTGGGGAGGTGGCCGCGCAGTGACAATCGACTTCATCTGCAAGTCCGGCAATCTCTGGATTGTTGTGAAGTCCTTCTCATCCGGTCATCGGGCAGCCTATGTCGGCGTTCCCTATGGTCACAGACTGTACGGACGGGATGACGACTGGCCAGAGGTCAAAGCGTTCACGACACTCTTCGGAAAAGTAAACTATGCGGACCATCGCGTCGGAGGCTGGGAGGGGCATCCGCGCGAACAGGAGACCTGGTGGTATGGTGTGGACAATTTCTATAAGGACGACCCGCAGGACAGTCTGTTCGTCGCGTATACGGCCGGCCTGCAGCTCGCGGACCAGATCCGCAATGGCGCGATCGCGGACAGACCGGTAAAGGACCTCGGATGGCTGAAGAACGCAACAATCCGGAACAGGAAGAGGAGGAAACGGGTGGGATGACATATCAGGAATGGATATATGGTAAAGTGTTCAATAACGCCATGTACACATTCAGGACGGTCAACTTCTACTTTCACGACGACGCGCCGATGCAAACCGCGGTGTCCAGCACCTATCCAGGCCTGACACTCCCGGAGGCTTTGCGGATGATGGCTGCATGGGTCGACGCACACTCGGATATTTACGTTGACGACTGTTTCGACGGGGTTCTGGAGATCAGTACGGACGATAGCCAGACCTCTGCGCAGATTCTGCTGGATACAGAAGTTGAGCACGGAGTTTGGTAAGGAGGATCTGTGTATGAGCCATTTTTGTGTGTATGTGTTCACCGACCCCGACATGCATGATGAAAATGATGTGGACAAGCTCCTGGCGCCGTACAACGAACAGGACGAGAGCTTCTTTGAATTCGTGCCCGTACCAGATGACGAAATCAAACTTAACATGAAATTTGGTGGCTATAACAGCGAAGAGGAGATGATCGACGACTATGGCCTTTGTCGAGACAAGAACGGCCATATTTGCACCCGGGAGAATCCGAATGCTCGATGGGACTGGTATATGATCGGAGGAAGATGGAAAAACGGCATCAAAAAGGCGGACGGGGCATTCACGAATCGGTGTCAGGTGTGCGAGATGGAAAACAATCCTTTGCGCCCGTTCGCCATGGTGACGAGCGAT